CAAGGCATGACGTTGATGGTGACGACCGGGGCGCCACCGATTGTCAGCGGTGGTGCCGTGATGCCGCAGAGCAACGTCGGCTACACCTCCCCGATCTACCAGAACACCGTGCATACCATCACGCTGGTCAACTCGTTGCCATTCACGATCGCTGCCAACACGGGGTATCAGGTTCTACAAGCTCCGACCGCAGCCTCGGATGGTGAGACGACGACGGTTGGCGGCACGACGCCATCGACGCTCGTGGATGCCACGAAGACATGGACGTCGAACCAGTGGCAGGGGTATCAAGTCACGCTGCTAGGGGGTGCCTACGCGGGACAAAGCGCGCCGATCGCATCGAACACGACCTCTGGCACGCTCACTTTGAGCACGGTGTTCCCGACCGCGATCTCGCCGGCAACGCCCTACATCATCGGTGGCAGGGCGATCAACGCGACGCAGTACCTTGCGTCAGGGACGACGTTGACGGCCAATTCCGGGGTCCGCACGCTGATCCTTGATGGCTCGACCACGATCACGGTCACGTTCCCAGCCCTCCCCATCGATAGCGATGAGTTCCACGTCTGCAGCTCTGTCAGCGTGACGTTCACGGGCAGCGCCACTGGCACGGTGAAGGGCGCCTCGGCCATCACTATTGGTGCGAACTCGGGCGTCGCCTGGATCTACAGGACGTCGAACACCACTTGGTACAGGATCTACTGATGTGGACTTTAGACGCCCTCGTGCCGACTTTTGACGCGCTCTCCTATACGTGGGATGGCTACGCGCCGTTCATGGGCTTGACGGGCAACCTATTGCTGCTGGGGGTCGGATGAAAATTGCGGTCTATGCCATTGCAAAAAACGAGGCGCAGTTTGTTCGCCGGTTCGCGGCGTCAGCCAAAGACGCCGATCTCATTGTGGTCGCCGACACCGGCTCGACCGACACGACCGTCGCAGAGCTGCTCGAAAGCGGTGCCATCGTCAAACACATCCTCATCGCGCCGTGGCGCTTCGACGATGCCAGGAACACTGTGCTCGCGCTCCTGCCGGATGACGTCGATGTCTGCGTGAGCTTGGATATGGACGAGGAACTACAGCCGGGGTGGCGCGCCGAAATCGAGCGGGTCTGGACGCCCCAGACGACGCGGCTACGCTACGGCTTCGACTGGGGCTGCGGAATCGTCTTCAAGTACGAGAAGATTCACGCCCGTTTTGGCTACCGCTGGCGCAATCCCTGCCACGAGTTTCCCGTGCCCGATCGTATCGAGGAAGTGTGGGCCGACACCGACATGCTGATGGTGATCCACAAGCCTGACGCCGAAAAGTCCCGTGGGCAGTACCTCGATCTGTTGCGCGCCTCGATCGAGGAAGACCCGTTCGACCCCAGGAATGCGTTCTACTACGCCCGAGAACTCTCGTTCTACAGCCAATGGGACGAAGCCATCAAGCAGTGCAAGCGCTACCTAGACTTGCCACGCGCGACATGGATCAATGAGCGCTGCTACGCGATGCGAATCATTGGGCGCGCTTTGCGGGAGATCGGCGATCACGCGCAAGCGCTTACTTGGTTTCGGCGCGCATGCTCCGAGGCGCCAGAGACACGCGAGCCATGGTGCGAGCTGGCGAAGCAGTGCTATCTCACGTCGCGCTGGGCGGAATCGTTGGGCGCGGCGTTGACGTGCTTGTCGATCACCAACAAAGAACTGCTCTATACCGTGGACCCCAGTGTTTGGGGCTATGAACCGCACGACTGGGCGTCGATCGCGGCGTGGAATTTAGAACTTTTTCAGTTGTCCTATGACCACGCGAAGAAAGCTGTTGAACTGTCGCCTGACAACTTAAGGCTGCGGCAGAACTTGGAGTATGCCCAGCAGAAGGTCGCGTGAGTGTCCCAGCGGCAAACGTAACGAATACCTCGCAGAGTTACTCGTTTGCGCCCTCGATGGGCGAGACGGTTCTGTACTCGTACGGACTGTGCGGCATCCGTGCGACTGCACTCACTCAGCAGCATTTCGAGACCGCGCGCATGGCGACGAACATGATGTTGGGGCGCTGGTCGAGTGATGGCGTGAACTTGTGGCAAGTGGATCTACAGTGCATCCAATTGACGCAGGGCTGCGCGACGTATCAGGTGCCGTCCAACACGATCGTCATGCTCGATGCCTACTACACGATCAATACGGGCAACCAAGAGATCGATCGCATCATGACGCCGGTCTCGCGCACGGAGTACGCGAGCTATCCGCAGAAGAGTAGCCAAGGCGCGCCCACGGTGTTCTGGTTCGATCGACTACTCGCGCCCACCGTGACGCTCTGGCCGACGCCCGACGGGCAACAGGCGGCATTCAAGTTTTATCGGCTACGGCAGACCCAGGATGCGAACCTCGCGAACGGCCAGAACGTCGAGATTCCCTACTACTTTCTCGAAGCCTACGCATTTGGTCTCGCCTACCGGCTGGCCCTCACCTGGGCGCCGACTCAGGTGCCGGTACTCAAGCCGCTCGCTGACGAAGCGTGGGCGATCGCGAGTAAGCAGAACACGGAAACCGCGAACGTGTATATCTCGCCAATGCTCTCCGGGTATTACCGCTGATGGCGTACGCATCGCAATCCGGTCGCGCTCGCACTTCGGCGAAAAACCCGCAGGCGTTTGCCGTCTGCATGCGGTGCGGATTCTGGTACAACCGCGTCGAACTCGCATTCCAATGGGAATGGTCTGGCGCGCAACTGCGCAATACCTACCTGCTCGTGTGCAAGCCCTGCACCGACACGCCCCAGGAGCAGCTGCGCGCGTTCGTGCTGCCGGCGGACCCTGTGCCAATCTACTACCCCAGCGTCGAGAACTTCGCTGAGGATGAGACCGACTATCACACCGTCAACGCGCCTCCCGTCACTGACGCGGTGACGGGCATTCCTGTACCTCCCAATACGCTACTGGTCACGCAGGACTGTCAAAACCTCACCCAAGGACCGATGGGTCAATTGAACGGCTTGACGCAGGACGCCATAAGCCCGTGGAACGGCACTGCCGCGTACGGCGTCGCGTTGCCGGTGCTCGCGATGAACAGCGACGGCAACGTCACGATCACGGTGATCTGCTCGGCGCCGCACAACCTCGTCACCAATGATCAGGTCGCAGTCGAAGGCGTGAGGGTTCACGCGAGCGGCTTCTACTCCGTAACGGTGGTGACCGCAACGGTCTTCACTTACCAAACGTTGAAGACGAACCCCGCGATGTCGATTCTGCAGAGACAAACGCTCGTGTGGACGGCCAAGGTCGGCCTACCGTACGGCTACACGCAAATTCCCGTGGTGGGACCGTAAATGGCGAACACGACGATACCGCTGCTTGCGCAGGCCACGTCCTTGACAGGCAATGAGCTGCTTGAAGTGGTGCCTGTCGGCCCGACCGGCGTGTACGGCGCGTCGCAGCGCGCGACGACCGGGCTGCTCGCGCAGCTCACGAGCGGCCCGACGGGAGCCACGGGTCCGACGGGCATGACTGGCCCGACGGGGGCCAGCGTCACCGGCCCGACAGGCGCTGGAGCGACGGGTCCGACCGGCCCCTCTGGAACCGGACCCACCGGGCCTACGGGCGGCGGTGCGACCGGGCCGACCGGACCCACCGGACCTACGGGGCCGACGGGGTTGAGTGTGACAGGCCCGACGGGCTATGGCCCCACGGGTCCGCAGGGGGCGTCGGGTGCTATCGGCCCGGCGGGCAACGCCGGGCCGACAGGGCCAACCGGCACCCACGGACCTACTGGACCCACGGGCGCGCTGGGTCCGACCGGACCCACGGGCAACAGCGTGACCGGACCCACGGGTGGCTCAGTGACCGGCCCCACGGGACCCACCGGGCCGCTCGCCTCCTCGACGGGGACGTTCGTGGGGACGTTCACGGGCATGACGGCGACGGTCACCTGTACGGTCAACTACGTGATCACTGGAGATCTCGCGTGCATTTATGTCGCCACCGGCAATGCCTCATACGGCACGTCGAACTCCAATGCGTTCACGATGACGGGGTTGCCTGGCGCGCTGCAGACAACCAATTCGATCGCCGGTCCTTGCGCGCAGATCGTTGATGCGGGGGAAACCCAGGCGGGCGCCGTGTCGATCGCTGCGGCAGGAGGGACGGTGACCTTCTTAATCACCACGACAACGACTCTCTCTGGACGCGTGGAGTACACTCAAAGCAGCTCCAATGCGTTCACGGCATCCGGCACCAAAGGTCTTGGGCCTGGGTTCATGTTTGTCTATCCGTTGGCTTGAACCCGTGACCGTGCCAACCAATCCGCTTTCGTACAACGCCTACATCGAGCAGATGGCGGCGCTCGTGCCGGTCACGCTCCTGCAGCCTGGCGGGATTTACACTTTCAGCGACCCGGCGCTCGCGACCGTGACGCCGCAGATGCTCAACTACGCGGAACTGCGAATTCAGCGGGACTTGAATCTGCTCGCATCGATCACGACCAACACCTATACCCTGACCGCTGGCGCATCGACCTTCAACCTGCCCGTGGACGACTTCGTCACGGTGCAGACCCTTGAAGTGCTGCAGACGAACGGCGCGACGGTCGTCAACGCAACGCCGCTGCTGCCGGTCTCGGCGGAATTCATTCAGAACTGCTTCGGCGGTCTCGTCACGGCGGCGCAGCCGGTGTATTTCGCGATGATCGGCGACAACTTTGGCGACGACGAGGA